GTGAAGGCAGCTTTCTCATATACATTGAGCAAGAGGATACCGTAATACTCTGGAAAGAGTTTACGGCTCCCATGCCAATTTCAATAGAATACAACATCAACTTTTGAGGGCAGTAGAGCAATTCATCGTAAAAGGAGAGAGATACGCCAACACCAAAGGAGACCTTATCGTAAGTAGCAACGAAGAGGACCATCGGTTTTCGAACCGAGAGGGTGAGGTGGTAGCGCTCCCAGTGGGGTATACGGGCCCAATACAAGTTGGCGATACGCTGCTTGTACACCACAACGTATTCAAGCATTACAACGACATGAAGGGGCGCCGGCAGAGCGGTCGCAGCTTCCTTCGTGACGACCTATTCCTAGTAGACTTCGACCAGTTCTATATGTGGCGTCGGGATGGCGATTGGAACTCTCACGACAGGTTTTGTTTTGTTAGCCCTATACCTCCTCAGGAGTCTACCATATTCAAGCCTTTGACAGAAGAGCCTTTGATGGGGATAATGAGTTACCCAAATGATTATCTTATGGCCCAAGGAATTAAGTCTGGTGACACGGTAACCTTCAAGCCCGATAGCGAGTACGAGTTCAATGTAGGGGGTAAAAAGATGTACCGAATGTTTGACCACCAAATCACATGCAAGATTCAAGGAAGCTAAAGGAACGCATCATCGCCGCAGGTAGGATAGCCGTAGAGCAACTCATTAAGGTTGCTCAGGAGGATATCCTCAAGCCGGGCGAAGATGACGACTTGGCTGCCGATAGGCTCAAGAACGCCGCTGCTACTAAGAAGCTGGCTATTATGGACGCCTTTGAAATTCTTAATCGCATAGACTCCGAAGAGGAGGAGTTGGAGTTGGGGTCCACCAAGACGGAAACGAAGGTGGGTTTTGCAGAACGACGCTCCAGATAAACTGTACTCCATCCGTTATGACCATGTGTCTAAGGGGGTAGTATCCAATAAGAACCGCGCTAAGACGTGGCAATACGGGTACAGCGAGAAATACGACATGGTCGTAATCTCTAAGACCGGACAGATTGGTGACATAATAGACATCAACGGTCTTGTCATCGCCCTTCCTCTGGCTCCAAAAAAACTTAGCGAAGGCAACAAGTGGGTTCGTGAGCCGCTACCCAAAGCTCTGTCTAAAATCTCCAGCATCTTCCAGTGGAACGACATGCACAAGCTTTTCAAGGCAGAGTGGGTGGACTATATCGAAGAGGAATTTGACCGTCGCGAGCAAGGCTATTGGTTTTATAATGACGGTACCCCGACGTATATCACTGGTGCTCACTACATGTACTTGCAGTGGACTAGCATCGACGTCGGGTATCCTGACTTTCGTGAGGCCAACAGGATATTTTTTATCTTCTGGGAGGCGTGCAAGGCAGACCCACGCAGCTTTGGTATGACGTACCTAAAGATTCGTCGCTCCGGGTTTTCGTTTATGGGGTCTTCCGAGTGCGTCAACACAGGAACACTAGCCAAGGATTCACGAGTTGGGATACTTTCAAAGACAGGTGGCGACGCCAAGAAGATGTTCACCGATAAGGTGGTACCCATCGCCAACCGCCTTCCATTCTTCTTCAAACCGATACAGGACGGCATGGATAAGCCGAAAACGGAACTGGCGTTTCGTATACCTGCTTCGAAGATTACAAAGAAGAATATGTACGATGTGGAGGACGAAGAGATTTTCGGACTGGACACCACCATCGACTGGAAAAACACCGACGACAACTCTTACGACGGAGAAAAGCTTTTGCTCCTAGTCCATGACGAGAGCGGGAAGTGGGTCAAGCCCAACAACATCCTCAACAATTGGCGTGTTACCAAGACGTGTCTGCGCTTGGGTAGCCGAATTATCGGCAAGTGCCTTATGGGCTCTACGTCGAACGCCCTCGCCAAGGGAGGCTCAAATTTTAAGAAGCTATACGAGGATTCGGACCCGCGTGTGCGCAACGCCAACGGACAAACCAGAAGCGGCATGTACTCCCTCTTCATCCCAATGGAGTACAACATGGAGGGCTTCATCGATGAGTTCGGGCACCCCGTATTCCGTGCGCAAGAAAAATCTGTGAAGGGTGTCGACGGGGAGATGATTCGTTCTGGCGCTATCGACTACTGGGAGGCGGAGGTCGAGAGCATGAAGAACGACCCCGATGCGCTCAATGAGTTTTACCGTCAATTTCCTCGTACTGAGTCCCATGCTTTCCGGGATGAGAGTAAGCAGAGTTTATTTAATCTGACCAAGATTTACCAGCAGATTGATTACGCAGACAGCCTTGTCAAAGAGCACTACCTCACGCGGGGTTCTTTCCAGTGGGAGAACGGCATTCGCGACAGCAAAGTTATTTTTAGCCCGGACAAACGCGGTCGCTTTAACGTGTCTTGGACACCTGCTAAGGGCATGCAAAACCGGTGGCTTGACAAGAGGGGCGTCAAATACCCCGGCAATGAGCATATTGGTTCCTTTGGATGTGACTCCTACGACATTAGTGGTACTGTGGGTGGTGGTGGTTCTAACGGTGCTCTTCACGGAATGACCAAGTTCCACATGGACGACGCCCCTACTAACGAGTTTTTCTTGGAGTATGTGGCTCGCCCGCAGACGGCAGAGATTTTCTTTGAGGAGGTCCTTATGGCTTGCGTTTTCTATGGTATGCCCATCCTTATCGAGAACAACAAGCCTCGTCTATTGTACCACTTCAAGAACCGTGGGTATAGAGGGTTCTGTATGAACAGGCCGGACAAACACTTCAATAAGCTCAGCAAAACGGAACGTGAGCTAGGAGGTATTCCCAACAGTTCTGAAGACGTCAAGCAAGCTCACGCAGCGGCTGTCGAGAGCTATATAGAAAAGCACGTGGGAATAGATATGGACGGCACCTTCCGCGATGCGGGGGAGATGGGCACTATGCCTTTCGTTAGGACTTTAGAAGATTGGGCTCGCTTTGACATCAGCAATCGTACTTCTTTTGACGCTACTATCAGCAGTGGTCTCGCGGTTATGGCAAACCAAAAGCACCTGTATACTCCTCAGGAACAGAAGAGTTCAATAAGTATTACCTTGCCTAAGTATAACAACCGTGGGTTTCGTAGTGAATTGCTGGACTAAATGAAGGACGTCAAGGTGAACATCTCTACTGCTGGTTTCCCCAGTCAGTTTGTTTCTGACGCGGAAAAAGCCAGCGACGAGTACGGCTTGATGGTCGGGCAAGCCATTCAATACGAGTGGTTTAAGAAGGATGGAAACCAGTGTCGGTTCTACAACCAATGGCGCGACTTCAACCGTCTGCGCCTGTATGCCCGTGGCGAGCAGAGCGTATCCAAGTACAAGAACGAGCTTGCCGTCGACGGCGACCTTTCGTATTTGAATTTGGATTGGACTCCGGTGCCCATCTTGCCCAAGTTCATTGACATCGTAGTCAACGGTTTGTCGGAGCGCATCTTCAAGGTCAAGGCTTACGCGCAAGATGCTTTGTCTCAGGCCAAGCGCAGCAAGTATCAGGATATGATTGAGGGGCAGATGGTAGCCAAGCCTGTCTTGGACATCATCCAGCAAAAGACTGGCGTCGACCCGTTCACTATGAACCCTGACGACCTGCCTAGCACCGACGAGGAGTTGCAGGTATATATGCAGCTCAACTACAAGCCTGCCATTGAGATTGCTGAGGAGGAAGCCATCAATACTATCCTCGAAGAAAACCACTACTCGGACTTGCGGAAGCGCATGGACTACGACCTCGCCGTTTTGGGCGTCAGTGTCGCCAAGCACGAGTTTTTGCCGGGTGCGGGTGTAGAGCTTTCGTATGTGGACCCTGCCAACGTGGTGTATAGCTACACCGAGGACCCATACTTCAAGGACTGCTTCTACTGGGGTGAGGTCAAAACCCTCCCTATCACGGAGCTAATGAAAATCGACCCCAGCCTCACCAACGAGGACTTGGAGGAGATTAGCAAATACAGTCAGAGTTGGTACGACTACTATAACGTGGCTCAGTTCTACGAGAACGATATGTTCTATCGTGACGTAGCTACGTTGATGTACTTCAACTACAAGACGACCAAGAAGATTGTATACAAGCGTAAGAAGCTTGACGGCGACGGTGCCCGGATGATTGAAAAGGACGACCAGTTCAATCCGCCGGAGGAGATGATGGAGGAGGGCAACTTCGAAAAGGTTGAGAAGACCATCGACGTATGGTACGAGGGCATCATGGTTATGGGCACGAACATCTTGCTCAAGTGGGAGGTGGCAGAGAACATGGTTCGCCCTAAGTCTGCCAGCCAGCATGCGCTCCCCAACTATGTGGCTACAGCACCACGTATGTACAAGGGTGTCATCGAGTCTCTCACTCGGCGCATGATTCCTTTCGCCGACCTCATTCAAATCACGCACCTCAAGCTTCAGCAGGTTATCTCTCGCACTGTTCCTGACGGCGTTTACATCGACGCTGACGGCCTCAACGAGGTCGACCTAGGGACGGGCAACGCATACAACCCGGAAGACGCTCTACGGCTCTATTTCCAAACGGGTAGCGTTATCGGAAGGTCATACACTCAGGACGGGGATTACAATCAGGGCAAGGTTCCTATCCAAGAGCTCAACAGCAACAGTGGTGCTGCCAAGACGCAGATGTTGATTGGCAATATGAATCACTATCTGCAAATGATTCGTGACGTTACGGGCCTCAACGAGGCTCGCGACGGGAGCACTCCCGACCCTCGTGGCTTGGTGGGCTTGCAGAAGTTGGCTGCGGCGAACAGCAACACGGCTACGCGACACATTCTTGACGGCAGCCTATATATGTTCCGTACTCTGGCTGAGGCTTTGACATATCGCGTTAGCGACATCCTTGAGTACGCCGACTTTAAGGACGAGTTTGTAAACCAGATTGGTAAGTACAACGTCAGTATCCTAAAGGAGATTAACGAGTTGTATATCTACGACTTCGGCATCTTCATTGAGATTAGTCCTGACGAGGAGCAGCGTGCGCAGCTCGAGGCCAATATCCAAATGGCTTTGAGCAAGGGTGGTATAGACCTTGAGGACGCCATCGATATCCGTGAGATTAAGAACCTGAAGCTGGCCAACCAGCTCTTGAAGATTAAGCGTATTGCTAAGCAAGAGGAGGAGCGGCAGTTCCAACTCCAGCAGCAGCAGATGCAGGCCCAGAACAATATGCAGTCTCAGCAGATGGCTGCGCAGACGGCCATGCAAAAGATTCAAGCTGAGGGCCAGAGCAAGATGCAGGTGAAGCAGGCGGAGATTGCATTTGAGATTGAGAAGATGCAGGCCGAGGCACAACTCAAGGCACAGCTTATGGAGCGGGAGTTCCAGTACCAGATGCAAATCGCGGGCGTACAAGAGCAGGGGCTACAGTCTCGCGAGGACCGTCGCGAAGACGCTAAAGCCAGCCGCATCAGTCAACAGAACACGGAGCAGAGCAAGCTTATCGACCAGCGTAAGAACAACTTGCCTCCCATTGATTTCGAGTCGAATGAAGATAGCTTGGACGGCTTCGACTTGGCAGAATTTAGTCCGAGATAAATAATATAATTTTACAGCAATGGAAATCAAAGTCCGAGAGGTCACTGATGTGGAAGCCAAATCCACGCAACAGGTAGAGCAGGAGCTTCTAGAGAAGCATGAGGCGGAAGTAAGCGGAGAAACTACCGAAGAGCAGCCTGCTCCAGCGGAAGAGCCTGACGGCCTTTCCGAGGACGCCGTGCGTTCTTTTTTGAGTGAGCGTTACGGTCGGGAGATTACGTCTCTTGACGAGCTGGCCGAAGCCCGTTCCGAGGCTCCTGAGTTGCCAGACGATGTAGCTGCTTACTACAAGTTTAAGCAAGAGACCGGGCGTGGTCTCAACGATTTTATGAAGGTGAACCGCAACCTCGACGAGGCGGACGGAGACACCTTGCTAAAGGAATACTTCCTGATTACTGAAGACGGCCTCGATTCTGAGGACGTGGAGATGATGATGGAGGATTACAAGTTTGATGCAGACCTCGACGACGAGGCTGATATCAAGAAGGCCAAGTTGGCCAAAAAGAAAGCTATTGCTAAGGCGAAGAAATACTTCGAAGAGCAGAAAGAGCAGTATAAAGCGCCTCTTGAGTCAAGGGGCGTGGACTCTCTGGAGAGCTCTGAGGAGTACCAATCGTACAAACAATATGTTGAGCAGGCGAAGACGTACCAAGAGGAACAGAAGCGCAGGAAAGAGTGGTTCGACGAGAAGACCAATGAAGTTTTCTCAGATGGATTCAAAGGTTTTGAGTTCAGTATCGACGACAAGTCCTACGTGTACACTCCCGGTGACCGCACTGAATTGAAGAAGCTCCAACAGACTCCGGAGGCTTGGTTAAACAAGTATCTGGATGACAAGGGCCTCGTCAAGGACGCAGCGGGATACCATAAGTCTTTGGCTGTCGCCATGAACCCCGAGAAGTTTGCCCAGTTCTTTTTTGAGCAGGGGCAATCCAGTGCGGTGGACGACGTCATGCGCAAGACAAAAAACATCAACATGTCTGAGCGCACGACGCCACAAGCCGTCAGCAAGGGGGGAATGAAAATCCGCGCCGTCAC